TTTTGCGAGACCCCTCCCCCCGGTCTCAAGATTTTGCAGGCAAAAAGAGAGAACACATGTAGCTCAGAGTGGTCCGAGGCCAGCTTGGGGGAAGCACGAACCTCAGTCGGGGGGTCAACTGGGTTCGGGCAGAAGCTGGCCTCGGACCGGTCAAGGAAGGTCAGGAACCTTGCGAAGGTGTTGCTTCCTTCTTGGGTGCCATGACCTTAACTCTGTTACCTGAAACGTTCTCTTCCAGGATCTCGTCGATGGCTTCAGTGATTGCGGCCAATTCGAGGTTAGGTGAGAGAGCGTCTGATGTCCGAGTCCGCCTGGCCAGGAGGCCAAGGGTGTTGTACCCCAGGCGTAGGTCCTCTCTGTACCACTGATCGAACTCGGTGTAGTAGTTGTACGGGTTGTCCTCGGTGCTGACCATGTACTCGTCGTTCATTCGGCATCACCAACCAGGCCAGCCTGAAGAGTAGATACCGAGACACCGAGGTGCTCTGCTACCTCAGCCAGGGTGTACTTCTTGCTGCTGATCATGATTGCGGCTCGTTCTCGCATAGCTGCACTCATCACCGGCTTGTCCTTCGGTGTAGCCAGTTCCTTGACCTTCTCCACGTCGGCGTTGTCAAGGATCTGTTCCAGCTTGCTCTTGCTGATGGCACCAGCCTGAATGGCTTCCCACTGACGAGGGGTGATGTCGATCTGCTTCTTACCCGCACCAACACGATCACGCGCATCTTGAAGCGACTTGCTCTTGAGCTTCGTGATCTCAGCTTTGTCCATGTCGGGGTTGGCATCCTTCTTCACACGGAAGACGGCGTTACCAATGACCTGGGCATGACGCTCAAGGGGTGCGTTGAGAAGGGCCATGTGAAGGGCTGCGTTGAGGTCCTTGACTTCCTCTGCGTAGGCCTTGGCCGCGGACGGGGAGTACTCGATGTCCCTACCCTTCAGGAACTCAAGTCGGGCCTGGTTGGCCAAGTCCTTGAGCCTGTTCGAGTGCTCTGCGTAGATCCTCTCCATGGGTGTACCAACCCCATCGATGAGATCATTGGCATCGTCCTTCTCTGCCAGCTTAGTGGACTTGATCTTCTTTGGCTTGCCCCCATAGAACTCGGCACCGGTCTCTACGTAGACCAGCTTTCCAGTCTTGGGATCGATGGGTCCGCCATCCTTGGCAGAACGGAGTTTCCTGTCAAGTACCCGCGTCTCTGATGTAGCCCTGGAGATGAGGGTTGCGGCACCCTTGTTTGCACCACCCTGATACTTGCGCTTCAGGTTGGCGATACCATTGTCGATAGCCGACTGTTTGTAGTTCAGGCTGTGCTTCTCAGCATCGATGACTACCATGGAGTGTTTGACCGCACGAGAGATCTCTTCGAACGGGGCACCCTTGATAGTCATGTCGGTGATGAGGTTAGACACATCCCCCATCTCACGACCCTTGACCTTGCCGGTCGGCTTCTGACCTTCCTTGAAGACGACCTTCCGCTCCTTGGCATCCCACGTACCACCATCCATGGTGAGCATGCCGTCGTACGCGGGATAGGCAGACTTCGGATCGAACCCTTCGAGTTGCTTAAGAGCAGGGTGCGACTTGATCTTGCCCTCGTTGTTGGGGATGACAAGGACGGTGTCACCGTCGAAGTCAGCACCCGACAACCTTTCCGCGACACGACTGTTGATACCGATGGCGTCGATGGCCTTGGTACCGATCAGCTTGCGTGCTTCAGGATGACGGTTGTTAACCGTGAGTTCGGGGATCTCAAAGATCCCACCATGCGGGAACCGGATCAGGGCTACGCGTTCACCGTCCTTGAAGGTAGGCGCATAGACCTCATTATCCTTCAGCGAGTTGACAGGCAGGATCACCTTGTTCGCTTGACGAGGCATGTGCGCGGCCTTGAGATGCACAGCCGAAGCGTCTGCGGAATCCGCGAACTTCTCCAGCAAATGCTTCTTCACGGTCGGGTTGGTGAGTGACATGATCCGGTCGAACTCGGTCTTCTTGCCATCGTATGCCAGATCAAGCTGTTCTCTGGCAAGGGCAGGCTTCTGCTTCGACAGCATTTGAGACGAGAGGGTCTTGGACCACTCATCCCACTTACCCTCTTGGTTGACGATGTTCATCACCGAAGTGACGCGAGGTGTACCGTCATGGCCGAGTTCTTGGATTTGGTCGTTGATGTTGGCGCCGAACGGGTCGTCCGGGTCGTCCTTCATCTTCTTCATGGCGTCGAGCTTGTTGCCAGTACTCGACTTATTGGTGTTGAACACAAGGTCCACACCTTCAGGAAGGTCGTCCCTGTACATGGCCATGCCCTTGAGATAGTGCGTGCCATTCACGGCAATACGCACCTGGGCATAGTTGGCCTTGCCCAGTGAGACGTCCTTTACACCAGGGCGAACGTAGATCACACCATCAGCGTCCGTGCCGCCTTGTTCTGCATAGCGGACACCAACTCGCTTGGAGCTGATCGAGAGCGGAGGGAGTACCTTGGGGAAGGTTCGTCCTCCGTCCCGAGACTTGAGCATGGCTGGCGTGATCTTGTCTCGGTTCTCCCACACTTCCTTGAACGAGGTTTCGGGCCTGGACAAAACCTTCATCTTGGTCATCTTGCCCGTGCCCAGCTGTTCCACGTCCACGTAGTGCAGCTTGTACCCCTCATCTTCGAGGATGCGGCGAGCCGCCTTGAGCTTCTCCGAAGAGACGCCCATGTGCAGTTCTACACCCTTGCCCACGTCGATGTACTTGTGCTTGTCGACTTGAGCCCGAAGCATCTCGGCGGTGGACTTGAGGATCTCGTTCTTGGTCTGCGCGTCGTCCTTGAGGAGGTTGCGGATCGTAGATTCCGGCTTCCCCATTTTCTTGCCGATGGCGACGTTCGACAGTCCATTCGCCTTGAGTCTGCGAGCCTGCGAGATGTCCGCTGCCTTCTGGGCGTTGTTGGCGATGGTGACCGTGTCGCGGAACTGAGAGCTCGTCATTTCGAAGCCCTCGTAGATCTGCTTATCGGTCAGTCCCTGGTCGCGCAGGTCCTTAACCATGCCAAGAAACGTGCCAGCTCGTTCATGCGGTGTCTCACCGGACCCCCAAGGGTAACGGCCAGACTTGCGGAGGATTCCATAATGCCTGAGTTCATCTTCCGCGACGTTCAAAACTGTCCCCCCGATCGGTACTCGTCGACGATTTCATCGGACCACTTGATGCGGTCGTAGACGAACGAGAGATACGTCCGGTCTATCGGCTCACGGATGACATTTTCACCCTGATAGATTCGAAGCTCTCCGTTCACCCTGAACGGCTTGTACTCGTACTCGCGACAGAAGATGCCAGCGTAGATGTACAGCTGATCCATGGACGCCTTGCTGCTGCCCGTCTTCAAATCGTGAACGCGAAGGAAGCCGTCATACTGCTCGTGGTCGATGTACTCCTCGAATCCGATCGTGTCGGCAGTTCCGTAGCAGTTCGGTGAGTAGAACAACATCTGTTCCGGAACCATGCCGTACTCGATGGCGTCGTTAACATAGAGATCGAGAACGGGCCAGTAATCGTGCGGCATGAGACGGATACGACGCTTGATGGCTCGGGCTGCCGTCTCATGTACCTCAGTGCCCAATGCAGCTGCCTGCATGGTCGAGAGACGCTCGAAGAAACGTTCCCGGTCATAGCGGAGCCAGGCAGGACTGGAGGGGCTGAGAACGGCGTGTGTGCCTTCCAGTCTGGGGTGGGAGTTAAATCCCGCAAAGCGCTCGTCGTAGAGCACAAAGCACTTCCTCTTCGTTCGAAGGGTGAATAAAGGCCGCGAACGACATCTCGTTGATCTTCCGAATGTAATAGTCCTGATTCGGTTGAGTACGAGCGCGTTCGCTGGCCTTTACTTCAAGGAAGGCATACCGGGCCTCGTAGAAGATGACGAGATCCGGAATCCCTTGGAGGTAGCCTGGATCGTTCTTGAGAATGATGCCTTCCGGAAACATCAGGCGGAGCTTCCTGATTAGCTCCGACTGGTACTTAGCTTCCGTCATGCGTCACTCCCTTCACGAAAAAAACACAGACTTATTCTACCCCTTCTATCTTATCGCGTGTTTTCCAGGCCGTTTGGTATCTGCGCTTCACTTGAGCAGACTGAAGTGTTGCAGGATGATAGGGACTATCGCCCCGCTCACTATCGAGAAGGCTATATCCCGATCGAGAGCACCGAGAGTCAGCGCCGCTTGCCATGATGTTTCGAAGATCTCCCCAGTATCTACGTTCTGGACTTTGCGGCTGAAGCATGGGTGAGTCTGTTGGAATTGCTGGAAGTACTTGGTCGCGAACCAACGAGGACGCCATAGAAGGTTGTCCGCTCGGTTGTTGTGCCGATCACCATCCAGATTGATCGGTGTGTTGTAGGCGAAGCCGGGACGGACGATGAACGCCTCGGCTACCAGAATCGACAGGGCCCTTCGGTGTTGCTTCTTGTTCTTGGTCAGACCGACGTGGACGATGCCGTGTTGATTCACTTGAGGAAGCAACAGTCGGTCGGTCTCATCGTTACGTACTGAACCTGTTTCGCTCACGGAGTAACCCGGGAACATTGTTATGTCTCGCCACTCTTCTTGCATGGGACCCCACCCTGATCATTTTGCGGCTCAGAGGCCTCTTGCCAGTTTCCAGTTTTGTTTTCAAAACTTTCTCATACACGTTACTTGGTATCTATAGATATCAACTGTTCGCGTGAAGGGGAGGTTTTGCTTTCAAATTTGGATTTCTGGCAAACCGAGGGCCCGAGATGCCCGATTTCTTGCAAATCCCGGACCCACGGCTAACAAGGCCACCCGTCTGACCTACGCTTTTCCCCCGGACGGATTAGCCCGTCCGAGAGATCTGCTTGCCAGTTTTGCTTTCAAATCTGGCAGGGATCTGGTAA